AAACACCCGAGCATCACCATACACCTGAGCATCACCAGACACCTGAGCATTACCATACACCCGAGCATTATCAGACACCCGAGCATCACTATTTTTATCTAAATTTGATTCTTTTTCTATCCAACCTCCTAATTCTCCAGATTCATATTTAATGCGGTTAAGAGTAATTCCAAGTTCTATTTTCGTTTCACCTGTAAATGTATACTTCATTTTGCCTCCTTATCGCATGGACTTTGTTTACAGTAATAGGGCCAAAACACCCTTTGTGCCTCATACCTATCCATCTCTTCTTTTCTAAGTTCAGACCATGATTGAGAACACCCAACAAATAGAGTTAAGCCAAAACACCCTAATAGTAAAACACTCAGTGTAAGGGTTACTTTAATAGCGAACTCTTTGTTGTTCATCTGTCCTCCATACTAGACATAGCCCGATCGATAGCTACACCGGGATCTTCTTCATGTTCACAATCCAAGCAAATGCCATGATCACGCTCATCATGTTGGCAGCATTCTTGGCAAGTAAGCTCATCGCAATACCCAATTAGTTCGTGCATTTGTTCTTGTGTCATTTTAAATGCTCCTCAATAATAGCTACTAAAATAGTTAGCAATAAGGCTGAAGACATCACTAATCCTATAAACAATGCATTAAACATAAGATCTCCTATTCAAGGTCAACTAGGTAGTAAACTCCGTCTTCAGTTGCTTCTATTTCATGTTTTACTTGTTTAATAAAGTGAGCAATTACCTCAAACATCGCCGCATCTGCCTCTTGATCTTTCATTTGAATCAATTTATCTTTAAATTGTTGTAATGTTTTAAGTTCCATAAGTACTCCTTATTGAATCCTAAATTGGATGATAATGCCTAGTTTTAATTCCATAAGATCCCGAAGATATTGGATTTTAGAGAGACATCCAGTTGTATTGCCAATATATTCATCTGTTTGAGCGTTATAGAATTTTACTGTATATATGATCATTTGTTTGCTCCTCAAATAAATACTATTGCTTGTTTTGTGCCAAAACAAAGGCTAAATGCAAACTAGCCTATATAACCTAGTTTGTTTACATAACCCAAATTATGTTGATTATGTTAATTATGTTATTAGTTTAATAACAATACATCACAATTACAACTGACCCAATATACCCCAATTAACGAAGCAATTATCCTCAGTTAAGGAGAATGTATGAAAGTTAGTACAGTGTCTAGTCCTGCTCCAGTTAATACTGGAGCTACAATTCATCAAACAGTATTTGGCAATAATAAAAGTACGCCTATAATTAGATCTAGTGTTCCCGAACGGGAACAATCTGCAGTAGCTCAGCCTAACACTATAGCAAATGTTCCCGATCAGGAACAAAATGATACTAAACTAGCCCAAGAATCCAAGGTTGTAGAGTCTGTTACAGATTCTAGAACGAAGCAAGCTTTAGAGTCTTTAACACGTAAAGAACAAGAAATCCGTAAAGCCCAACAATCCCTTAAACTTGCCCAAGAGCAATGGCGTAATGAGCAGGGACAGTATTTAAGCAAGAAAGATCTGCAAGAACAAACGCTTAAGATATTGAATGAGAATGGTATTACGAATCAGAGGCTTATCGAGCTTCAGCTTGGTATCGGCCAAGACAGCCAAGCCCAAGCAGACCCAATCTCCCAAGAGATCTCCACACTTAAAGCACAAATAGCTGAACTTAAAGCAAATACAGACAATAGAGATACAGCTGCACGCACCCAAGCAGAGCAAATCGTTAAGAATGACGCACGTCTGCTTGTGGATAACGATCCAGCTTACCAAGTTACTAAGACAATGGGATTGCAGCACGAAGTAGCGGCTTTGGTAATACAGAACTTCGACGCTACAGGAGAGATGCTTAGCATTGAAGAGGCAGCCAGACTAGTTGAGGGAGAGCTAATAGAGCGCACGCTTAAACAGAGAGCGGAGCTTGATAAGCTTGATGTCATCCAGAAGAGGTTGGCTCCAAAGGATGATGGTGTAGTGGCTTCCCAACAGGGTAGGGCTTCTATCCCAGCGCCAACCCTACAGAATGCCATTAGATCGACACAAAGGCCTCAGCAATCGACGCTTACGCATAAACTAGGCAGTACACGCCCCCTCACTGCCAGGGAGCGAGCTATACAGGCGTTTGAAGCCATCAGACAAAACAAATAAACATATTAATAGAGTAAACCGATAACAGATTAGTAGAGTGGATTAGAGCATGGTGCCCTAAGCCAACACTATAGTAACAAAGGACATATCAATGTCAGTCCCCCAATATGCATCTAGTTCGAGCGCGATTGCCGCGCTTAAGGAACTGTATGTAGACAATAGTGATTACATGAGAGACCTCGTGTATGCTGAGAACCCGTGGCTTACCCTCGTTCCTAAGAACGAGAGTCCAGATGGATTTGCAGGTAAGTACTTGCCTGTGCCTATTCAGTATGGTAACAGCAGTGGGCGGTCTCATACGTTTGCCAATGCGCAAACGAATCAAAACCCCAACCTATATAATAGCTTCTTCGTGTATGTTATCCAAGACTATCAATTAGTTACGATCACGAACTTGCTCATTGAGCAGACGAAGACCAACGCTGGTGCATTTGTAGATGAGATGAAGCGTGAGATGGACGGCGGCATTCGCAATATCACGAACAACGTTGCGTTCGAGTTGTTTGGCTCGGGCACAGCGACTCGTGGCATGATCGGCGTCTTAGCTGGTGCAGGACCGTATACGATCACGTTGACTAACCCGCAAGCTATTGTTAACTTTGAAGTTAACATGATCATCCAGGCCTCGGCTGCGGATGGTGGTGCGGTGAAGCCTACAGGCACTCCGCTTACGCCTGACTTGGCTCAGATCACGGCTGTTAACCGTTCAACTGGTGTTATCACCTTCATTGTGCTTCAAGGCGCTCCTCAGACTAACTGGGCAGTGAATGACAGCATTACGATGCAAGGCGACATCCCGCCAGCTGGTGGTTCGGGCAGTGGTCCTCTCGGTGCGACTGGATCTTACCTAGCTATCTCCGGCCTCGCGGCTTGGGTGCCTGCTACTGACCCGTCTCCAACGGATTCGTTCTGGGGCGTCAATCGCTCTAGCGATCCTACGAGGCTCGCGGGTCTTCGTTACGATGCGACTTCTTACTCCATCGAAGAGGGCATGACCAATGCGTTGGCGTTCCTGAATCGTGAAGGCGGACGTCCTGATCTCTGCATCATGGACTTTGCTTCTTACGCTGCTCTTGTGAACAGCCTCGGAGCTAAGGTTCAGTATGTGGAAGTGAAGCATGATGAAGTGGATGTGGCCTTTGAAGGCGTTCGGTTCCATAGCGCGTATGGTTATGTTACTGTTCTTGCTGACAGAAGCTGCCCGCCTCAGACTGCTTATGTGCTTACGACCGATACGTGGAAGCTTCGCTCCTTGGGCAAGGTTCCTCATATCTTGACGTACGGCATTGAGGGTCTCGAAGGACTGCGAGTTGGCAACAGCGATGCCCTTGAAGTTCGTATCGGCCATTACGGTAACCTCGTGTGCTCAGCCCCTGGGTTGAATATGCTTGTAAAGCTCAGTGCTTAATAGCCCTTCGCTTTACAAATAGACTTATTATCGTAAGATAATAAAGCCTAATTCCTCCAGAGTAAGGCATTACATTCCCCGTAATGTCTTCTCGTTTGACAAGCCCCTGAAGAGGTAAAATCTCTTTGGGGGCTTTTTAATTTGCAGTTTGCAATTCATTAATTGTAGAAGTCAATACAATTCTATTGACAAGCAACAAGTAACCTAATATAACATATGTAAGCCACACGCATTACAGCTGGCATGGTGATCGGGTAAACGGTTGTTAAACGAGACCCAAAATCCTAGCCTGGCTTTACGTGAGGGCGGTTCATAGTCGATAAGCTTTGGCTAGTAGCTGGGTGTGGTTTAACCGTTTGATTCACCAAAAGCCCCACTCGAAAGAGACAGCGATAGTCCCGAGGAAACGACGCTTAGTACTAATGGGGAAAAGAAGACTCGTGTGCTCTCTTCACCAAGTGATTGAAATCAATCACCTGCTATAACCCTTCGATTATAAATAAGATTGCCCGAACTATCTGGTAATTCCGAATACTTCAATCGCCCAAACCCCCCTATACAAGAGGTTCACCTCTAACTGTCCCGGCAGAATCCGGTGCCCGTAGGCTTGCCCCAGGCATACGGTGACGAAACGGGGCATAAGAGGAACCTATGGCAAATCGCCGCTACCAATCCCAATTTCTTCAGACTTTCGAAACCCAACAGGTATTGTTGGAATGTAACTTCCTAGTAGACCCGCTCAATCCTAACGGAATGGGCACTTCTCTTTTAAAAGGCGCAGGCATTGCTGCCGTTTATATGAACGTGCAGGGCGCAGGTCCTGCAGGCACTCCTGCAATGGGGTCTGCACGAACCTTCGCTATCCTAGGCGCTTCGGCAGTATCTAATACGGGTTCCAGCGTTCTATCTGGTGATCTCGGTATCTATCCAAACGGCCCCTCTTCGGTTACTGGGTTTCCTCCTGGAACCTATAGCGGAGCACTACATGCTGCGGACACAGTGGCTCAGCAGGCACAAGCCTCCGCCCTCGCAGCCTATACTGATTTGCAGGCTCGCGTTGCTACTGTAATCCCAACTGAACTTGGCGGGCAGTCTCTTGCCCCCGGGGTTTATAGAGCCGCTAGTGGTACTTTCACACTTAACGGAACGCTTACTCTTACTGGACCTGCTTCCAGCCTGTACGTGTTCCAGACCGCTACTACTCTTGTTACTGGCGCATCCAGCACCCCAGTTATAGCGCTTGGAAGCGTTCTTCCTAGCAACATCTATTGGGCAATCGGTTCGTCTGCAACTATTAACTCAGGGAACGCAGGCACTTTTAGTGGTAACGTTATCGCCCAAGCTTCTATCACAGATACCCTCGGGGGTACGGTTAATGGAACTTTGGTGGCCCTTACCGGTGCAGTTACACTTAGTGCGGCGTCTTTGATTAACGTACAGACCCTCGCCCCATCCTTTGTGGCCCCGGGTAACCCAAATCCAGCTCCCGGTTACATCATGGTTCAGTTTACTGATGTATACTCCCGTTATTTGGCTGGATTTTCTGGGTTTGCTTCTGGTGCAGGTGGTGTTATCAGTAATATTGGTGGAACGGCATTGACTCAAGGAAAAGCCTACTTTGTTAATAGCGTTGGTACCAGCACTCAAGCAGATTGGACTGCAGTAGGGCTTCCAGCGGGAGTAGTTCCAGTTAGAGGAATGCCTTTCATTGCAGCCACAACTGGAGCAGGATCGGGATCTGGTACAGCAAGAACCGATAGTGTCTCTGGTATTGGCTCTATTGAGACGTTGGCAGTACCTAATTTGAGTGTATCAGCTATGGCAAAGTTACCCGCATCTAGTGTTCAGCCTATTGGACAAACTGTTGGCGGATACATAATTTTAATTTGCCTCGATGCTCCTGGAACTGCCCCAGTACCTCCTGCAACTTTTAGTACAGTATATCTAAACTTCTTGCTCTCCAATAGTTCAGTGACCATTAAAGGTCAGTAAACTTTTGTAAGTTAGTTTATAGGCAGGTTGTACACCAAAACGTGTACAGCCTGCCCCTTTTATTTGGAGACCCATGATCCCCGCTATTCCAAATCCCAGTACAACTTACCTACAACAAGGGAACGGCCAAGTCCTTCTTTCTTGGGCTTATGTGACTGGGGCCACAAGTTATAGCGTACAAAGAAGTCTTGATGGTCTTTCTTATGTGACTGTAGCTACTCCCACGATTAATAGTTATCTCGACGCCACAGTAACACCTGGCACCCAATACTTTTATCAACTTGCCTCTGTAAATGTTAGTGGTACGTCTGCCTACACGCCATCTCAGTCAATTGTCCCCACCATTCAGGGAAAGGCATCTCTTGCCTCGCTAAGACTAGCGGCTCAACAACGTGCTGATAGGGTTAATTCCAATTTTGTTGGGCTCCCTGAATGGAACTTCTTTATTAATCAAGCCGCCTCCGAGTTGTATGACATCCTTGTACAATCCTATGAGGATTACTTTGTAGCACAGCCAGCGCTTTTCACTACAAATGGAAGCTCTCAGTCGTACCCCTTGCCAGATGGAGTTCTTACTTTCAAAGACCCAGCCGGGAATACTTACGTAGCCCCCCCACTCTATAAACTAATGGGAGTGGATCTAGGACTTAACAATGCTCCTAATGGGTGGGTAACGGTAAAGAAGTTTAATTTCATAGATAGGAACCAATATGTATTCCCAAATACATCTAGTACCCTTTATGGTGTATTCAATCTTCGTTATCGGCTGGTTGGTAGCACAATAGAATTCATTCCAGTTCCAACTAATCAACAGCCGATGCGGCTCTGGTACATTCCCCGAATGGCACAACTATTACAAGACACAGATACTCTCGAAGGCATCGCCGGAGCATGGTTCCAATATGTCATCATTAGAGCAGCAAAGTATGCTCTCGATAAAGAAGAGAGCGACACAACTAAGTTAGATGAGGAGCTGCTTTTCCTACGTAAGAGTATTGAAGAGAGCGCGCCTAATAGAGATGTTGGGCAAGCAGATACTATTAGCAATACACGAAATGCATCCGGGTATGGTGGGGGAAATGGCTTCCCAGGTATGGGCGGGCAGGGTTGGTAAGTGCAACAACTGTCTAAACGACTCCCCTGGCCCTTAGCTCAAACTCAGTGGCCAGCACAGATAAATCCTGTGCTAGCTGTTCCTCTAGTAAACGGAACCATGTTAGAGAATGTAATACTGAATACTGGCACTACAGTAATCAACCACATGCTTGGTAGGAAAATGCAAGGGTGGATTATTACAGATATAGATGGAAGTGCAGTTATCTATAGATCAGTTGATTTTAATTCGGTCTCATTAACCCTTACTTCTAGTAGTAAGGTGAATGTCAATCTGTGGGTATTTTAATTGTAAGGTAATAAATGACTTATCTCATCACTCCAAATATGAATCTAACCAATCCCCTAGTTGGGGTTGAGACCGGTCCTCAGTATTCTACAGATGTTTATAACAGTCTAAATCTGGTTGACTCTCATGATCATACTCCAGGGCATGGTGTAAAGATTACTCCTGCTGGGTTGAATATAAATGCACCCCTAGACTTCCAAGGTAATTCTGCTACAAATTTGAACATGACCCAATTTACACCCGTAGGAAGTCCTTTTCCTTCTTCGGTAATGGGGGCTTTATATGAGTTTAATCAGGATCTTTATTATAATGATGGGGCTGGAAATGTAATTCAAATTACAGGCATGGGATCTGTTATAGGGCCCCCTGGATCTATTTCCGGTCTTCCTTCTGGTACCGCTAGTGTTTCTTATTTAAGTCCTACCTACACTTTCCGGAGTGGTACGAATGCAGCAGGAAATCTAGATGCAGGAAGCATCACTATTAGGACAACAGCATTTGGTGCTCCAGGAATTACAATAAAAAGTCCAGCAATACTTACAGCAGGGGCTTACCAGTTAACTCTACCCGCATCCCTCCCAAGTTTTAACTCTGTTCTTACTTTAGACAATACTGGGGCAATAGCTGCCTCAACAATGCAATTTCTTAGTGGTAATCTTATTCTACCCGGCAATTTATCTGCTGTAGGAACTATAGCAGTTGGAGGCCCTTCTGGACCATTCCTGTCTAACAATGCAGGAAATATACAGATTAGTTCTAATACCCTAGTCTTTGGTTTAGGTTCTACAATTGTAGACAGTGGGGGTGCTCTAAGCTTTTTTGAAGATATTGGGGTTGCTGGAGATATTGCTATTGCAGCGGGACACAAGTTACGGTTTTTGCTGGGTGGGCCGGTTACTGAATTATCAGGTAGTATCACAGGACCCGCGTTAATTAGTACAGGACCTCTTTTCTACCCATCAGGATCTACAGAAGCAGCAATTATAAGTCAATCCCCTAATGCATTAGATATCTATAGCCAGGCCGGACATGCTTATACAGCAGTAGTTGGGGGCGCTCCAGATGCCGGAGGTAATCCCTTGCGTATTGTAGCGGGGGGATTCAACTCCTCTGGGTTTAAAACAAAAGGGTATGGATTTACATGCTCTGCCACCTCTACTGGAGTATATGTAGTACAAACAGATGTTGGTGGAAATATTTTTGCAGATTCTACGCCTATAGCTATTGGAGTAGCGGGCTCTCTGATGCCCGTAGGTACTCGGATAACCCCCACAGCAATTAGCACTGGTGGGGTGCAATGGACAGTCATAGACTCAGCGGGCAATCCCTTCGCTCTTGCTCTTGATTTTATGATCATTGGATTGCGGGGAAATTAACTTTGCTTTGCAAAGCCTATAATCAATGTTAACTAAACAACCATTACAATTAGTTTCCGATACAAAACAGTGTACAGGATGTATACTTGTAAAGAATTTTAGCTATTTTAGCATTAAAAGAACTGGACATTCCGAACCAGAGTTATTGACTCTTGCCCAGGGGTATAAGTATGGGCTTAAATAAAATGCCTTTGTTGTTTAACTTCTCTGGGGGTCTTGATTTAAAGACAGATCCCAATCAGGTTGGAGCCGGAGCATTTCTATCCTTACAGAATAGTGTGTTTGATAAGGGAGGGCAGTTATCCAAACGTAATGGGTTCGAGCAACTAGCTTCTGTTACCACGCAGATTATCCCCCAGTACCTCACCACATTTAATGGCAACTTAACGGCAATCGGCAACCAATTAGTAGCTTATTCAGAAAATACCAAAGAATGGGACAGTAAGGGAGATTTTACTCCTCTTTCTTTGCAGACTCTTCCTCTTATAAGAAATAACTTCAACCAGATCCAAGTTGATGCTGCAGTTTCTAATGGCATTGTGTGTACAGTTTATTCAGAGTTTGATGGATCTACTACTGCTTATAAAGCAGCCATAGCAGATGCAGTTACTGGACAAAGTTTTGGCCCCCCTACAGTAATCCCCGGCGCCACAGGAACTCCCAGGGTATTTATATTAGGTAGTTATTTTATAATAATGTTTAGCACTGTGGCCGGGTTTACGGATAACTTAAGCTATATTCCTATAAATAGTCTAAACCTAAATATTCTTTCTCCAGTAACTTTAAGCCTTGACTATGCTCCAGCCCCAACCGTAGCGTTTGATGCAGTTACAGTGAATGGGGTGCTGTATGTAGCCTGGAACGGAAGTTCCTCAGGCATTAATATGGCAGCTATTGATTCAACACTCACTATTACTATTACTGGGGTGCCGGATCCAATTCATCAAGCTACGATGTTCAGCTTAAGTGGGGACTTTCTTGGAAATATTTGGGTATCTTACTATAGATTAAGTACCAAACAAGGATATGGGTTTAGAGTCTCTCCCGCCCTAGCCATACTTACTGCTCCTACCCTAATAATTAGTGGACCAGAGACAGTACTAAACCTCACCTCAGTGGCTCTTAATAGACTATTTTTCTACTATGAAGTGCACAATACTTATACATATGATGGATCTATTGATACCAATTATATAAAAACCAACTCACTTCATACTAGCGGGGCACTGGATACAGCTACTGTATTTGTTAGAGGGCTTGGGCTCGCTAGTAAAGCCGTACTTTTTCCGGCCCCTGGAGGAGATATAGCTTATTTCATGGGGGCTTATCAGAACGTACTTGGCACCCCCTACCAGAATAATGGTAACTATCAACCGGGGTATTACCTTATTCAAGTCCCTTCCGCTGAGGTAGCCTCTACTTTAGCTTATGGAAATGGGGGAGGATATTTAACACATGGGCTTCCTCAATTGCAGGTAATCGGGAATGATTTGATTTGTTCCTATCGGTACAAAGACTCTATCTCTGCCGTGAATAAAGGCACAGCCTTACCTGCAGGAACACAGGTGGATGGGATTTATTCCCAGACTGGGTTAAACTTAGTAACCTTTGATCTGGTCCCAGTGGAGCTAATCTCCACAGAGATAGGGTCAAACCTCAATTTATCTGGAGGGTTTCTTTGGGCATATGATGGGTATTCTTTAACAGAGAACGGGTTCTTTCTGTGGCCAGATAGTATTGAGGGAACTACGGCAGGAGCCTATGTAGGGGGGTGGAGTACTACTGGAGGCAGTATAGAGGCTAAGCCTGGCGGATTAGCTAACACAAAAGCCTATTTCTATCAAGTTACCTACGAGTGGACGGATAATCAAGGGAATGCATTTAGAAGTGCCCCCTCTATTCCTATCTTTGTCACTACAACTGGAAGTGGAACTACAGGAAGTATTTCTTTAAACATTCCTACTTTGAGACTGACTTATAAACTAGCTAATCCAGTAAAGATAGTTATTTATAGGCGGAGCGTTGCCCAACAGACTTATTACCAGGTGACTTCAATTCTTAATCCACTTCTTAATGACCCAACTGTAGATAGTATTGGTTATACTGACACCCTTTCTGACGCCACCATATTGGGTAACAACATCCTGTACACTAATGGTGGGGTTGTGGAAGACGTAAGTGCTCCTAGCAGTACAGCAATTACACTATTTGACGATAGGCTGTGGCTTATTGATGCAGAAGATCAGAATCTTCTTTGGTTTTCTAAGCAAGTTATAGAAAATACACCAGTAGAAATGTCTAATTTGTTTACAATCTACGTAGCGCCTTCTATAGGGGCTCAGGGTAGTACAGGACCGTTGCGTTGTTTAGCCCCAATGGATGATAAGTTAATTATGTTTAAGTCTGAAGCCATTTACTATTTGAATGGGACAGGACCCGACAATACCGGGGCAAACAGTACCTATAGTCAACCCCTGTTCATTACAGCTACAGTTGGATGTAGTAATCAGAATAGTATAGTGTTCTGCCCAGAAGGACTTATGTTCCAGTCAAGTAAAGGTATTTGGATATTGGGCAGAGACCTCTCTACTTCTTATATAGGAGCCCCCGTAGAGGCTCTTACACAGTTTAACCAGCAAACAGGCATCCAACCCTCGGTGGTGTCTGCATTAGTGGAGCCTGGAACGAACCAGGTCCGGTTTACCATGAATACCGGGATCACTTTAGTATACGACTATTATTATAAGCAGTGGGGAACCTTTACAGGAATACCAGGGGTTTCCTCCACCATATATAAAGGTCTTCATACCTTTTTAGACACCTTTGGTGGTGTGTACAGGGAAACCGTTGGAAAGTATCTTGATGGAACTCATCCAGTGGTTATGCAGTTTACCACTGGATGGTTACAATTGCAGAAATTACAGGGATTTCAGAGAGCCTATTACTTTTATTTGTTAGGTAAGTATATTTCTTCACATAAGTTACAGTTGTCTATTGCCTATGATTACAGCCCCCCTAGCCAGGTGATTACCCTTACTCCAAATAATAGTTCTCCCAATTGGGGAGGAGATCCTCTCTGGGGCTCTTCTACTCCATGGGGAGGACCGGGGAATGTTGAGTGGTGGAGAGTTTTTGTTGAAAGACAGAAATGCTCTTCTATCCAGATTAGCCTTCAGGAGATGTACGATCCTGTCGGAGGTCCTGCTGGGGGTGGGTTTACTATGTCTGGAATAAACATGGTTATTGGGTCTAAAAAGGGTTACCCAACTCTCAGGCCCTCTCAGTCGGTTGGTTAATATGAATAGTGTTAGAAAGTATACGTTGGACGATTATCCTATGATTGCTAATTGGTATAAAACTAGGAATATGGTTCCACCTAAACATAAACTATTCCCCACTACAGGGTACATTGTTAATGATGTTGTAGCTGGATTCTTTTACAGAACGGATTCTTGTGTAGCTTTAATTGACGGAATTATAGCTAATCCAGCGGCTAGTAAGACAGCCAGGCGTAAGAGTTTAGAGTGTTTATATAGTGTGCTTATAGGCAAGGCGTATGATAGTGGATATGATCATTTACTTGGAATAACCCAACATAAGGGTACAGATCTTATGGCTAAAAAGAAGGGGGCAACTTTAACCCCCTATCATGTATGGGCTTTAGAAATGAAGGGAAGATAATATGGGATTCATGGCAGGTACGTTTAGTGCTCCTGGAGGGGGCTGGAATGCTTCTGGCACACAAATTGCTCAACCCTCTACAGTAGCTCAGGCTAATACAGCTTATGGACAAGCTCAGCAGGGCATTGGTCAACAGCAAGGTTTAGTGGGTCAAACTGCTCCTGGAGGGGCACAAGGATTTGCCAACCAGAGCGCCTTAGCGGGGCAATTAAGCAATCAGGCGCAGGGACAGGGTCCTAACCCCGCCCAGGCTGCCCTGAATGCTGCCACAGGGCAAAATATCGCGTCTCAGGGGGCTTTAATGGCAGGGCAGCGAGGAGCAGGATCAAATCCTGCCCTCATAGCCCGTCAAGCGGCTATGCAGGGTGCTAATACCCAGCAACAGGCTGTAGGTCAATCTGCTACAATGCAGGCACAACAGCAATTGGCTGCGCAGCATCAATTGGCTAATTTATCCGCACAGCAGGTTGGGCAACAAGCGAATGCTGTGTCTGGATTTAATCAAGCAGCGCAGTCTGAACAGGGCAATCTACTGGGATCTATTGGTGCTCAAAATAATGCTAATGTTGGCATGCAATCCAATATAAACAGTACGAATGCAGGGATTCAAGGTATTAATGCCCAAGGACAGCAAGCACTTACTGGTGGGATATTGGGAGCAGCCGGGGGTGCCCTCAAGGGGTTGGCTGGATTTGCGGAAGGAGGAGTAGTACCAGAAACAGGTCCTACTACTTCTTTTGGTAAGTATTTTAATCAGGATACTCAGGGACAATCTCCTTCTAGTTTAGCGGGTACAACTAATATGCCACAGGGAACGGGAGCACTATACCAAGGATCTAAAGATGCTGGATCTGGGATGATGTCCCTCCTTGGTAAAATAGCACCTATGGCAGTAGAGACAATGAGTGAGGGAGGTAAACTGGGAACTCGCGCTATGTCAAAAAGCGGGGAACAAACTTCTTCTGGTGTTTCTACAAACTATGGTTCCTATGCAAAGGGGGGGAAAGTCAAAGCCATGCTTAGTCCTGGTGAGATTTATCTACCCCCTAAGAAGGCTAAAGCTGTTGCAGCAGGAAAGATGTCTCCTATGGTTGGTGAGAAGATTTCAGGGAATGCGAGAGTAGCGGGAGATAGTCTTAAGAATGATACAGTTCCTAAGACGCTTGAGTCTGGCGGTGTGGTGGTTAAAAGGTCTCAGGCCAATGATCCCGAGAAGGCACGTTCTTTTGTACAAGCTGTCATGGCACATTCCATGGCACCAAAGAAGAGGAAATAGTCATGGCTGACAAAGGATTAGATTTTAGTGGTTGGAAGAAGACTAAAGAAGGAAAAGACAGCACTGAGTTCAAGCATGCTGATGGGCATACTATGCAGGTGGCGCATAAAAGCCTAACCCCAGCACTGCAGAAACAACTCAAATCCCTTCCTGCTCATATGGAAAGTGGCGGAAATGTGGCGGAAGAACTTCCTCCAGTGGATAATGATCCTACCTATAATCAACAGATTACGCCAACACCTAGTGGATTGCTTGGTAATGGACTTGGCGCACCTGCTCCTAGTGCTCCCGCAGCCCTAAGTCCACGTCCTACCCCAGCCGTTCCTTCTACTCCCCCTAAAGATCCTGCCACAGCTGGAATGGAAGCCGGATCTAATGCTGCTATTACTGGACTTGGAGAGCAGAAGGCAGCTAATACAGGCATTGCTAAAGTAGAAGGGGAGATTGCTTCTAAGACAGCTCCTGAAATGGAAAAAGGAGCGAAGCAACAACAGCAATTTGCAGATACTTTGGATCAAAATAGACAGAAATATGATCAAATTGTACAAGATGCATCAAAAGCTATTAATGCGGGAGAAATAAAACCTCAGCATATCTTTGAAGGCAAGGATCTTCCTAATAGAATTGGTACAGCAATTAGTCTTCTTCTAGGTGGAATGGGTGGAGGCTTATTACATCAAGAAAATCCTGTTCTAAAGCAAATGAACCAAGAGATACAACAAGACATACAAAGACAACAGCTTAATCAAAATAATAGGCTCAACCTTATGGGAGCTATTAGCAATCAATTGGGACATTCTGCTGGTGCAGCACAAATAGCCACGGGCATTATAGACAATCATTTGAAGAATATGGTCATTGCTCAAGCTATGAAGCTTGGGTCTCCTCTTGCTATGCAGCGGGCTCAGTTGATTAATGGTCAACTGGAGTCTGGTGCAGCCCCATTGAGAGAAAGAGCGGCTTTTTTAGCTGCCCAACAAGCTCATGGTGCTGGCGGATCTCCAGAAGAGTCTTTAATGCAGTATTATGGGATGCAAGATCCTAAGGCTGCGGCTAATTTGGCCATAAGGCTTGGAACTACTCATGGTATTTCTAAGGACATGCTCTCTTATGCTGGAGATGCTCAAAAGAACTTTGTACAAGGACCCGGAGACAAGTATTATAATGCCGGAAGTCCAGAAGCTGCAAAGGAATATAATGATGATATGAGTAAGTATCAGCCATTGATGAAAGACTTACAAAGTCTTCAACAGTTTAATACTCTAGGCGCTAAACTTAAAGTGGGGCCAGCGGCTGAGGCAGCTAATGCAGCTGCGGGACGAATTGAGCAACAATTACTAGCACTAGGGAGTTCAGGCCGACTGTCTGAGACAGCCTTGGGCTTCTCTAAGGGGTTGTTTTCAGATCCAACCAAATTGAGATCTCTTGTATCTAACAATGCAGGAACAGATCAACTTATTAAGTCTCTTGGAAACCACATCCAGTTTATGCAGAAACAGAGACTACCAGGTCTTAAACAACCGTCTTCTTTTAAGGCAAGAAAATAATGCCAAGAGTACCTGTCATAGATCCTAGTGGTGTGTCTGGAGACGTGGAACAAACAGATCTTCCTGCTTATTTAGATCAGGGATATACACAAGATTCTCCAGAAGCTCAGGCTTCACGCCAAAAAGAGACCAAGTTTGGCACTCCCCTAGAAATGGCTAAAACAGCTGTCGAGGGATTGGGAGAGGGAATAGCGGGTCCTATTTCTCCAGCTATAGAGCGCTTAGGGGGAGAAAGACCGGAAGATATTAGATCCAGAGCAGAGACCAATCCTTGGACACATGGTATTAGTAAGGCCGTGGGTCTTGGTGCGGGTCTTATGACCGGGACAGGTCTTCCTGGACTCGCTGTTGGTGCTGGAAAAGCTGTAGGAGGAACCCTTGCTAGGGGTGCGGCTGAAATGGCAGTATTGGCTCTAGGAGATGAGGCTACTAAAGCTGTCTTGCAAGATCCCAATCAAACCGCCACTAATGCAATAGCTAATGTTGGTCTATCTTCCGTCCTAGGCGGAGCTATGGGGGTAGCAGGTAAGGCCGCTAGTAGTTTATTTGGTAAGGTAGGAGATGTACTCGCAGACAGTAAAATGGGTAAATGGGTGGGAGATGTTAAAGACCGGTTAGGCTATCATATTGACAATCCGAATCCAGGAACGTCCCTATCTGATCACATGACTCAGTATTATGAGGATATGAAGGGTCTCACTGATTCTGTACGAGGCGGAGAAGGACTTAAAGCCCAAGATATTGCAGCAACCCTCCCAGAATCTATTACTCCCAATATTAGAAATGTAATGGGAGACACCATACAGCATATTAGCGGTGCAGTTGATAAAATAGCTGCTGAACCAGCTATTTACCAAGGCGGGGCTGGCAAAGCCCTAGAAGCTTATAGAGATAGGCTTATTACAGGTATTTCTGAAGACAGTTCTCCCAAAGAGTTGTTTACTGCATTAGATCAATTTAAGAAAGACATTGCTCCATTAAAGAAATGGAATTCTCTTTCTCCTGAGACGGAGAAGCCAGCATCTAAACTGATTGGGGATGTGTATGGTAAAGTGCAAATGGCCTTGGAGGATCAAGGGGCTTGGGGAGAAGCTGGAAAGATACAATCAGAAGTAAACCAAGCTTGGTCTAAATATATTCCCGCTCTAAAAGATGCGGAGAAGTCTTTCACTATACCTACAGCTGAAGGTACACGCATTATTGATCCGGGTAAGCTTCAGACTTACATAAACCAAACTGATAAGCTTTCTGGAGAAATTAAACGCGGAAGAATGCAGGATTTTCTAGAAGCTTCTGAGAACTTTAAAAGTACGCTAAAGGATACATACTCTCGACTAGGGTTAGAGGCACCGACTACCATATCTCCTCAAGCCTTATTAGACACCGTTCAGTCTCTTTCCTCTGGAGCTAAGTTTGCTGATACTCTCGTTAAACGTGGACTTGCTAAAATGGGCGGACAAGCGATCGGCGGTAGCGTCGGTGCTGCGGCAGGTAGTGTAGTAGGAATGCCCGCTGTTGGCGCAGCCCTGGGTTCGATGGGACTAGGGCCTGTATTTGAGTCCTTGTTACCCACTATAGTAAAACCATTGCTCTCTAAAGAAGCCAATGCCCCAGCTGTTCAGGCTGCGCTAGATTACGCGCAGGCGGCCGTACGCACAGAAGGTGTCCTAAAGAGAGCAGTTAAAGCAATCACCTCTGGAACTGTATTGGATATATCCGATAGACTTATTAAGTCAGCCCCAGAGGAGCTAGAAAGGCTTGATAAAATGGTTGCGGAAGTATCCCTAGCCCCAGACAAGTTACTGAATATGGGGCACAACCTAGCCCACTATATGCCAGATCACAGCAGCGCTCTTACTGCCCACTCTTCTAACATTATCCAGTATCTTGTATCCCAGAAGCCTCATCCAGCCTCTCAATTGCCGTTTGACAGGGAATTTAAAGCCAATGACGTTCATGCGGGCCAATGGAATAGGACCCTTCAACTAGCGGATAAGCCCCTTTCTATCCTAAAAACCATCCAATCGGGTAGATCTACGATGAGAGACATGCAGGATATGACTGCAATGTACCCTCAAATGCTTAGTAATATTAAGGATAAGCTTATGCAGGGGGTGCTGGACGCTAAATCATCGGGTAAATCAATACCTTATGCTACTCGAATGCATATGAGTCTATTTGTAGGCGAACCCCTTGACTCTACGATGGTTCCAAGCTCAATCCAAGCTCTACAGGCTGTGTTTGCTGTTGCTGGTACTCCAGCAAGCCCCCAGAAGGGCTCTAAGGGGTCCACAAAGGCTTTGGCCAAGGGACCGGCTATGTACGCTACCCCCTCTCAAGCCAGAGACCAGGCAAGGCAGAATAAAGCCTAATTAGCCTAATAAGACCAAAGTAGTCTTATATAGCATTGGGGCCAACATCCCCTAACCCATGAGGAATGCATGTCCCATAAAAGTAATCTAAAAGTTTTCCCCTCAATCGTAGCTGGGGATATGGCTGGGGATCTCACCTCCAAAGTCACTAACATCCAATTCCTTGATCTTATTGGGATTCAGGCTAATGTAGTGTCGGGCACGCCCACCGGAAGCCTAGCTGTACAGGTTTCAGCAGATTATAACCAAGATGATCTTGGCAATGTGCTTAATGTAGGCACTTGGGTCACTTTAGTCACTCAGGCGATCACCTCTGGATCCCCTGCGGCCACATATGTTGACCTAACCCCCACCAGTGCTCCTTGGATTCGACTTAAATATACCCGTACTTCTGGAACTGGGGTTCTTAACGCCTTTGTAACCGGAAAGAGCATCTAATGTCTACATCATACATTACCTATCCTCCTAAGGGTGTTCCGATTTATGCCAATGTCTCGTTACTACCCTCAACAGCTATACCGGGATCTTTAGCTACAGTAACTAATACCGACTCACTTTATATTTATGATGCAATCACCGGTTGGGTGCTTATATCTGCAGGCGGAGGCGGAGGTATTTCTGGGGCTGGAGCTAGCTCTCAAGTAGCTTTTTTCACTGGAACCTCCGTTATAGCTAGCTCTTCCACCCTCACTTTATTCGGAGGTATCCTTACTACCCCCAATCTAGTTGCTAATGGACGCTTAGGGGTTAATATCTCTAACCCCGGGGCTCAGTTAGAAGTTGATATAGCTGGGGCTGCTATTACAGGAATGATTATTAAAGGGGCTGCTTCTCAATCATCTGATCTTCAGCAGTGGCAATCCAGTGCAGGAGCTGTTCTTGGAAGCATTGCCTCTGATGGGACTCCTAGCTTTCCAGGAGCTGGTGTTAGATCTCAAAGAATTGGAGCCACCTCAATAGCCTCTGCTACAGATTCTATTGCAATTGGAGTTGGTGCTACCGCCTCAGCAGTAGGATCCCAAGCCTGGGGAACGAATGCTATTGCTAGCGGTGGGGGTGCTATTGCTCTAGGAGATGGAGCAGCGGCTACTTTTTCTAGTTCTATTGCAATAGGCTCATCTACTAGTGTTTCTGGAAATGGTGCGATAGCTATTGGAGATGGTGGAAGCACTGCAGCAGCAGGAGCAGTTGCTTTAGGTAATGGCACACAAGCACTTGCTACTGATTCAATTGCTATTGGCAATTCCGCTATAGCAAATAATATTGGATCTATCGTTATTGGACGAGATACTACAGATACTGCTGCTCATCAATTTGTAGCTGGAAGTGATACTAGATCAATTAATAATGTGTATTTTGGACGTGGGGTAAGCTCCGCAACCCCTTCCTCCTATGCGATTAATGGCACGGGTGGGCTTGGAACTGATATTGCTGGAGGGGACTTAAACTTAGCTGGTGGTGCCAGCACCGGGGCGGGGCTTGGCGGATCTATTGGATTTTTTACCTCATTAGCAGGTTCCACTGGATCAACTACTAACGGCGAATCGCAGAGAATGCTTATTGATCAAGCTGGGCTTGTGAGTATAGGATCAGGCTCTCAGTTTCAGGTAAATTCTACTGGTAACTTAATTAAGATTCGAAATGTATCTTACTCATGGCCCGCCGCTCAAGGAGCTGTTTCAACTGTTCTTACTGATGATGGTAGTGGCAATCTTTCTTGGTCTACTGTCAGCGGCGGAGCTAACGTCTCTTTATCTAACCTTTCTGCACCAACAGCTGTTAACCAAAACTTAAACTTTAGTGTAGATGGAAGTTTTGATATAGGAAGTCCTGATGGGGGCACTACTGTTTTACGCCCAAACACCATATATGCTAAAACAGCAGTACGTATTGGTAGACAAGATGTTGTAACTGGTGGAGATAGGCTCACTCTTATTGTCCCTGGTGGGGGCGGTAGTGGATCTCTTATAGCTTGGGGATCTAATGGTGATGGACCAGGTCCCGCTTGGTTTAATGGTAGGACTACGGCAGCGCTATCGGACTTTGTTATTGCTTACGGATCCTCCGGCAATATGGCAGGTCCTGATGGTATAGCTAGTTTCCAAACAACTGGTTCTTTTACTTTAAAAAGACCTTCTGGAGCCAATATCCTTTGGACTACAGATGGTGCGGGCACCATTGGAGGTAACACCGTTAATCGTCCGAGTGATATATATGTTTCCAATACTATAAATTCTGGCGGCAATGCCCTATTTGGACCGAATACAGCGGAAAGAGTTTATTTGGTAGCCTCGCAGGGAGTTGGAACCAGAATAGTCATAGGAAACACGGGCGATGGTGGTGCCTCGGGTTGGAGGATAGAGCGGGTTGCTGCTGCTGCATCCGACCTGAATTTTGCTTGGGGCACTGGTGCAATTGGAACCAACACCCTGGTTAGCCTACAAACCTCAGGCTCCCTAACCATGAATTCAGCTTCTGGTGCCAATATCTTATGGGCTACGGATGGTGCCGGAAGCATAGGAGCAGCCGGGGCTAGCAGACCTCTTAACATAGATGCTGCCGGAACTATAACTGGTGCAGTTAGTGTAAGAAGTGTACAGCTCTCAACTAGAGAAGCAGGAGCAGGGGCAGATAGTAGTGGGGGCGGTACATTGGTTGCAGGAACTGTCACAATTACTACTTCTGCCGCTAAAACAACAAGTAGAATATTTGTTACCGATACTACCACTGGAGCCCTTGTTAATGTTGGATCTTTGGTAGTTAGTGCTAAAAATATAGGTAATTTTACAGTAAAATCCACCAATTCATTAGATACGTCCACTTTTGATTGGCTTATAATTAATCCATATTAAGGAGATAAAATGGCGAAAACATGTGTTAGTTTTATATTACAAATATTAGATAGCGATGGAAACTACAGCTCATCGCTTCAAATTGGCTCTACAGATATGCCAAATTCAATTGGAATGGTAAGTCAGAGTCAAGGGCTGCTCACTTCTGATCAAAAGGCTATGAGCACTTCAACTCTATATGCATCAATGAAGGCCGCAGCCTTGGCTGCCGCTGGTATAGTGTAGTGGGCTACAAGACCTTCATATTCTCTATATTGGTTATATTCCTACCGATTAAACCCGTTCTTCTTACGGTGCTTACTCTTGTTGGGGTAGACCTAATAGGGGGGCTTATGGCAGCTAAGAAGAGGAAAGAACCCATAACTTCTTCTGGCTTTAAACGCACTATAGTAAAACTATTTGTATATGAACTTGTGATCATTTTAGCTCATATTACTACTCAATACTTAACGGGAGATATGATCCCCCTTGTAAAAATACTAGCAGGGTATATCGGAATTACAGAACTTAAGTCTTGCATGGAAAATATGGAAGAGTTGACTGGAGTTCCAGTCCTTAAAGCCTTAATTGATAAGATAACCCAAGCGGGGCAGTAATGCGTTACAAAGTTACCACCAATATACTTCTTGTGAGCATATTGTTACAAGTAATACAATCCCTATTTCCACACTTTATTAACTTCCAGGCCTTCCGCTTAAGCGACTTCGAACAACAAAGAACCTTTTGGAGGGGAATATCCTGTATCCTAGTCCACATGGTGTCTCATGCTAGCTGGGATCACCTACTTGGTAACTTTTCCTTAGGAATACCGTGCCTGGCTTATATGGAATACCGCCTGGGCTCGGCTAAGATGCTTCAGTTTTACGTAATAACGGGGGTAGGAGCTTTAGTTACAGCCCTATCCATGCCTGTGGGTGGGGATGCTCTAATCGGGTCTTCTGGGGCTATCTTTGGCTGTTTGGCGGGATCTTGCATGCTTTGGGGTAATACTAAGGCTACTAAGAAGCTTTCTATGTTCCTATTGCTTCTGTGGCTATTGCCTCAGCTAATGGCCCTATCTATTAGCTTAATGGGGGGTCATATATCCAATTCAGCCCATATTGGGGGGATGTTGACAGCTATTATTTATCTTCATATAACGTTGGTTTATGACCGCAGAAGATCTAATAAAGCAATGCGAGGGTTGTAGGCTTACTGCCTATACTGATATAGGCGGTAGGGTTACAATTGGGTGGGGACACGCCCTAGACGTTAAGTTAGGGGAAACTTGGACTCAAGCCCAAGCTGATGCCCAACTCAGGCTTGATATATCACGCGTCCAGGCTCAAATAAAGAGCATTGTGACCGTACCCCTTACTGCAGGACAACTTGTTGGGCTAACTTCCTTTGTTTTCAATTTAGGAATTGGGAACCTACAACGATCAGGCCTACTTAAGATGCTAAATAGAGAAGACTATAAGGGGGCTGCAGATCAATTTCTTTTATGGGATAAGGTTGGTCACTATGTATCCCCGGGACTAGCGGCAAGAAGAGCTTTAGAACGATCTATCTTTTTAGCAAAATAGTCGCTGTAATACCCAGATAACCCCCCACAAGTACCCACATATAAGCAGGCAATACGGAAGACTTATCCTCTCCTAACTTATCTTCTAGCTGCTTTGTAGCTAATTTTAGGGCTTTTATATCTTTATCTTGTTCTGTTGATAAAGTGAGGCATGCGTTTAGGGCTTTGTCACATTTACTTACATCTTTTTGTGACTTAGTTTCACTTAAGGCTGGATTAACAACTATAAGTTGTTGTATTAGCAACAAAGTAAACCATTTATTTAGCATTATGATAGTCCTCTAAAGCCCCTGTAAGGGCTTTTCTCATATCTTCTAGCTTAGCCTCTTCTTGAGTTTGTTGTAGGCTTATGGCTTGTGAAATAAGCTCCACTCTAGCTCTATGTAGTTGATTGCCCTTGATGCTCAATAAAGTTACCAATCCCCCAATTGTTACGGCAGCAGTCAACAGTAACCACTGGGTAATGTTAAGTCTAACGTTATCTAAATATGCTATAGCTGCTTGCAACTTATCTCCTTTGATTGTTTTGTACAAGTTCGACATAAGTTTCTTTTCTTAGAAACAGAGGAAGTTTTCCTCCCGCATTGAATACAAGAGGCGTAGCCATTTCTATCTATAGTTCTAGAAAAAGACTTATATACATTATCTGATTGTGTAACCCACTCTAAATTACTAACTTCATTGTTAAGTCTATTGTGGTCTATATGATTTACAATTTTAAGCCTTTTTTCATTAGGTAAAAATGCTTCTGCTACAAGCCTATGAACTAATATTTGACTACCCCCATAATGTATTCGTTCATATCCTTTGCGTCCCCATTTTTGTATTTTAGGAAAAAAAATACATCTAACTTTACCTAAATTGCTAACTTGATAGATATTCCCCCCATCTTTTCTAACGGTTTTCCAAATGACCTTCATAGTGCTCATAGTGGGCGTCTTTTACGCATTGCAGTATATACTTCCCGAATATCAGACTTAGTGAAGCTAGAGATGCGTTGTACATATGAGGTGGGGGGGCCATCCAATTTAGAGACTAAATTTAGAGCTATAAATAGTCGATCAGTTATTGTTCCCCAGTCCATATGTGGATTCTGATGTTTAGCTAGATCTAGGGCTTCTTTGATGTTTGTTTCTGTATAGGTCATTTATTTCCTTTCAATACCCGCGTCGCGGGCTTTTATAGTCAAAACCTTATTCACCAACTCCCGTCGATCGGTGAGAAGGGAGGGGATATCGTCTCTAAGAGTGGGAGCGGCGTTACCCCAGGAGCAATACTTAATGGCCGCCTCCACCCGCGCCTCAATCTTGGCTATTTGTTTATCTGAAAGCATCAAATCTCCTCTGGGGGCTTCCTGGTAGCCGTATACCAGTAAAAAGTTAAAGTTTGATCCACAGCCTCTCTATAAACAAACTGAGCCTAATTACTGTTAAAACAGAAATTATAATGCTAGGCCAGGCTTGATTCTGGCTGTGACTGATGGGAGTTATTTAAACTTACGTTTTAGTAAGTTCACCCACATCTTCCCGGTACAAACCAGGGCTTTACTTAAGCTACAGTCATTCACTTGACAGCATGTATTCCGGTTATAGTGTCTCCCGGTCATTGCCTGCGTGTCCTCGGGCGGTGCTGCTTCACCTTTAAACGGGGACAGCTACTCCCCAATACCCTTCGCTTCTCACCCTTTCAGGCCAGGAGAAGCTCCACGCCGCTAGCATCTCTTTATAAATTAACAATTACTGGCTTAATACTTTTTATTGGTAGCCTACTTCTGCAATAACCACCACAACCTATACAATGAAATCTTCTATAAGTTCCTGCTGTAGTGTATCTAAATCCTTTTGATTGAAGTGTTGTAGTTTTACCGCATTTAGGGCAACCATCGGGCTTTCCCTCTATTTGAGCTACATTAGGATGATTGTTAATAAAGGGTAGCATTTTATTATAAATCTTCTCTAACAGCACAACATCTTGCTTATTATAATGAATCATTTTCTTCCAAGCCGAAGGCTTATTGGCCATACACCCGAGCCAAAGATCAAATCCTTCATGTTTAGCTTTCTGTCCCAGTTTAAGGGTTTTACCAAGATTGTCAAGGCTATTGCTGTTGAAATTGAAATGGGCTTTAGCTACCTTCTTGGTGTCAATAGAGCGGTAGGGAGTCACTGGGGGCAGTCCTGCAATTATAAATCTAGCATTAGCTTTTTTATTGTCAAATTGGTCTCCATTGTGAGCCACTACAATATCAGCTTGGCTAAGAATCTTATGGAGATGTAGCAATAGAGTTTTATCGTCTTTCTGGTTTTTTCTAGTAATACATGTAACTTTAGACTCTCCTTGCCACTTATAGGCAAAGGAAAGAAGCTCCCACTCCTTCTTGTATGCAATTACATTCTGCTCATACATTCCCCAAACATAAGCTAAATTAGGACTTGTTTCTATGTCATAAAACAATATTTTTGGTTTCATTTTTGTCCGCCTGATCGGGCTTTAAAAAAGGTATACCCATTCTTCTTACACATGGCTTCTATGGTGCCATGTTCGTCATCATCAAACACTATAGCAGACTGATTTGCCCCTAAGGTTTCCTTTATAATGCGTTCTTTTAGGTCTGCTGCATCATCCCAACAATCATTTGGTCTCATCTTAAGGTCTATTCCAACGGGGAAGCCATTGTTTATAAGCCACTCTTGAGTTACTACCCTAAGCTTTTCTTCTCTAGAAGTGAGGTAGATACAATCATGTTGATATAGTGCGTCGCACAATACATCCATCCCGGGCACCGGTACATCATTGTGAACTCCAGTATTAACCAACTCCACCCATTTAGTGTAGGCTTCTTTGTCAGACCTAAGAGGCTCTGGTCCAGCCAACTTAAATCTAATTTCTCCGTTAGCTAACGTGCCGTCAATGTCGAAAACATATAGCATAAGTACTCCTAGTTAAATCCGCATTTAATCCAATGTGCCTTCCAAAACTTGTACCACAACAAAGCTCTTTTACGCCTTGCTTTTGTAGACGGCACTATATTAGTACTCTTTTTCCTTAACATAACGATCGTCCAATTCTGGATGAGTTTTCTCAAACTCCAATAAAAACATGCATTCACACATTGCATGGGCTATATGTGAGAGGCCTGTTTCTTGATCTTTGCTTTCACCGCCGAGGTATGCGACAACATGTCGCAGAATAGCTCCAAGGATGCGTGAATAAGAGATACCTTTTCTCCAGTTGTGCGATTCGTACTTTCTAGCACCATGGGTAAGAACTTTGCCAAGTTGGAGCAATGCTTCAGGGCTAATGAGTTCGAGACGGACTTTATCTTGGTCATTTTTTATTCCTCCTTCGTTTGTTTTCTCTTCCAGTTTTGCTATAGTGGCATTGGGGACAAAGGACCTGATAGCCGCTTTGTCTGCAGAGGAGACGTTCTGCAAAAGAGTCCCAGGAAACGAATCCGATGTTGGGTTCCACGACTGGGGAGATGTGGTCGAGTTGTTTATCCTTGTTTCTGACTTGTTGTTTACATTTGGCACAAGTATAGATTCCTCTCTCTGTTCTAGCTTGTTTAATCGCTTCATTACGCCACGGCCATCTAAAGGATGCACGTCTAAGCGATGCCCGAATAAATTGAAAACGATACTTTTTAAACTCTTCTTCACTATAGTTTAACCAATCTTTATTAACCATATATGCTTTTCACAAGCTGGTCAAGGTTTTCTTCTGTCTTACGGTCTAAATAGGTCTTATTAACTTCTCCAACCCACCAGCGAGCGTGGGAAAGTAACACACCCTGGGACTTAAGTGCATACAAACAACGCACTAGATGTACGTGACGCTCTCCATTATCTTGAGGGGTACTATTATACATTATCGATTTAACATCAAATATAGACCGCCCCCCACCAGTATACACCATATTGTCAATGAGATCATTAGGTACACCTTTATCTCCTATCAAAGTATTATAATCAGCTTCAATTGCTCTCACTCCACCAACTTCAATAAGCTTTTTTTGATATCCAGTCTTCTCATGTACAGTGCCTGGCAGGCGAAACAGATGCAAGTGTGTGTAGATACTGGAGTCATGCCCTTCAAATGTCTTTTCTGTCCACTTCTTATCGAATAGGGGTAGAAGGTGGCTAGGAGTAGTGTTCCTAAGGATACCAACATGAAAGCCACGGCCGCCACTAGTATATAGTTGATAGTCATACTTTAACTCCTTTACCTTATCAATCACCGCTTTGCTGGCGGCTTCATTATCCGTGTCGACCCATAGTCTTTCACTCCAGACCGTACCTTTAAAACCGCGCGTAGTTCCTGTTTCGACAATCGAATGGGCGGTTTCTTCTGGGATGGAATATAAAGAGACGAATCCTCCAGGAGGCAAATCATTCCTATAAATAACATAAGGAGGAGAAGGATAGAACTTCCCAGTAGAAAACAAATAACAATTATAAATGTTAGCATAATTATTCATCTTTCTTTAACCCCGCTAATGTATGGAATTCTCTAAGTTCCATCTTTATAGGCACACTTAATCCTAACTCAGTATTTACTTTTTGTAAAGCTTCTTTGTATATTTCTTTGAGTTCCACAACTCTTTCTTTCGGGCACTGGTTACTAGTACTATCATGGCAATCAAGAAGAATAGGGTTAATAGGCAAATTGGCAGCACTACATAATACATAAACATGAAGAACCCAAGATACCAAAACATCATGACCTCCAGATTGAATAAACCTATTAAAAAGATCCTTATACTCAGGATCAGGTACTCTAATTATCCTACCACAAACATTTATTAACTGCCCATCTCGTTTGTATAGTTGTCTAAGTTGGTACTGGGTTTCAGCAACCTTACGGAACTTTGTCCAGTACTTTCGAACGAGAACATTAGCCTCTTCTGGGGTTGTTGGAATTCCAGCTGAAGAAAGGTTCTTTGCCACTGTAAAGCCAGTTCCTGTGTAGGAAACTGCAAGCTGAATAATTTTAGCAACTTTACGTTGTCTGGCAAAATGTTCTTTAATTGCTCCTGTAATTGGTAAACGTGGATTGTAACCATCTTGTAACTCCTTATCGTTTGGAAATAACTCCAGAGCTAGATCAAGGTAAATATCCCCGATCCCGTCTCTAAATACTTTTAACATACTTGGATCATCACTATAGTGGGCTGTTAGCGTTGGTTCTATTGCTGTCAAATCTGCATGTACACCGCTCCACCCCTCGTCGCACCTAAAGCACTGCATTATCTCCTTCTCGTCAAAGGGGGCATTAAGAAGGTGTGGCTTAAACCCTGCCAACCTATAGGATACTGTCCCTGCTATATTATACCTGGGATGCAATCTTCCTGTCTTAGTGTGCTTTAGGTATAGTTGAGTGAAGTTGGATGTTAATGTATTCGTGTGTTCATATTTGAGGTAACTTTCGAGCCCCGCTCTAATTTTATGGTCAAGGGTGCTTCGAAGGATAGAAGATATACTATCCTCTGTAACTGCTGCCTTACCTGCTGGCGTAGTTTCAGTGATGGGGAGTTTAAGTTTATCGAAGAATAACTCTCGTTTGTGTTTATCCGAATTGATATTAAACTTCTCCCATTCTTCTTCATTGTTAAGATAACGCGATCTATTGTATTCCCGCTTATATAGCGCGGCATGCCTATCCCTCCAGTCTTCTTCGATATCTTTGAGGGTGCTTTCAAACTCTTTCTTAAAGTCTTTTTCATACTTCTCCGTCTTTGTGGTTAAAGAGTCGTGTACTGATTGTAGTAAGTTAATATCTGTTAGAATACCTTTTTCTGTACCCTTCTCTAGAAGTAACTGGTAATCCATAGTGCGTTTCATCATCCAAAAATAATCATTAAGCATAAACCAGTTAAGTAACTTACTGTATATACGAATAGTAGAAACTGCATCTAATGCGGCATATTTGCCCATAACATCCATGGAAGCCATATAGTGATCGCCGTTACGCAAATTACCGCCCCTGCTGCTAACATCTGTTTTAAGGTCCTCATCATTGCTCTTCTCCCATCCAAGTAACTCTACCTGAGCATCTTTTAACCCATAAGGTCTAGGGCCCGCAGGAGCGGAACTAAGATGCCACATGATTCTAGTATCACCAACCCAATTACTATTAATGCTCCCAGCAATGTCAATAAATCTTTTATCATAAGTAAAGTTATGCCCTATAAGTTCTTGTGCAGCAAGCCAAGAGAAAAGGAAGGAGGATAAGGCGCTCTCAGCCTGCTGCACAAATGTTTTACCATCCCAATGCACTAAGGGAATATAAATCCCATTAGGATTGGTTTCGTTAGGCACTAAGGGAGACAGAGATACACCTAACAAAATCTTATCATGAGCAGTTTCAGTATCACACCCAATTGGATCCTCACTGCTCCATGTTTCTGTTATTTCTTTAAAACGGGACAAGCTAATTACAATTTCAGTAGTCAACTTGTCCTCCTAAAATTTGGGGGTTACTAACCCGGAACCCCGCTACACGGTAACCACTCACTCAAGGCAGGTTACGCCAGTCACTTTACTTATTACCACCATCCAACGGCCACACACTTGCTACATCCTTCACTGCTTTGCCCATATACTCGCGATCACGCAAGTAAATGGTAACAGTAGCTCCAAGAACATCAGCAAATTCAGAATTATCCGTGATCTTCCGGGGGATCGGAAATGCAAGGATGTCCTCTGAAGTATATCCAGCCGCTTGAAGACGGCGCTTGAAACTATCGATGCCGTATTTGGTATTAACTAGATTACCATCTGGATCGGCTTTGTCAACGGTTTTAAGAACAATATTCTCGTAGACAGGACGATCAAGCCCCGCCACGATATACTTCATCTTAAGGCCGAAGGCTCCAGTACGATAACTAGTGGTTTCGATCTTATCGATCGTTCCCTCGTAACGTGTACCACGATCCTTTGTATTCCCAGTACCCACTGGGATCGCCTGTGCGGCTTCTTTAGTTGCTGTTGATGGTTTACTCATTTACTTTCTCCTTGTTTTTGTTTTCTAACATCTTCTTATATTGAGGACAAAAGCTTTTTACTGAACAATATGATTCGCATCTAACACTTTCGCCTTCTCTAAAGACCGCACTATATGCTGATCCTAGTTCCGCAATCATACTTTCTGCTGCTTCTTTAGTATTACACAAGCGATGGGCTCTTTTCAATCCCTTTTTCATCACTGCATAAACATCATCTTTAGCCCATCTTTCTTCTTTAGAGCAAAGAGGAACTTCTCCCCAGGCAGCCTTTTGATGTAGTCTCACCCTATCTTCAATATAATTCTTAGCTTTTTTCTCTTCCCAAAGAGGAACATCAACTAATACTACTTGATGCGCGGGATAGATAGAGGGATCTAGTTCACGCTGTGCTCCCATTTTACTCCAATCGCGTAAGATAGCTACTATTTGAAGTTTCTTAACGTCGATATTGTTCTGTCTGAGTATTTCTCCATAGACGTTGAGTTGCTTTTCCCACTCTTCCGGTATAGTATTTCCTCTAACTTTGTAAACGGAAGTGAACTTATAATCCTGAAGTAGCCCGTCTTTGAGGACAAATCTATCCATTCCTCCTGAGACTTTCCATCCATTGACCAATACAGACAAACGCCTCTCAGCATCCCCCGTTTCGTCAGCCCTTTCAAGAATACCATGAATAACTTGGCCGCAGAGAGACCAGATTCTCTCGGAAACATCTTCAGTAATCTCGTTTTCATGCTTATCCTTTAAAACTCGTATTTGGGGTGGATCGTTCAACTCAGTAACACTAATATCAGAATCGCCTTTAGTATAGGAGTCATTCTTTACCGCCCGTACGATTGGTTCTGGAAGATTTAATTTGTTAGTTAATTTCATTTCCCACCACATTGACAGCCATAAGGCATTATAACAGAATGAAAGTCACAAGTACAAGCTTTTATTTCTGACGAAGTAAAAGCTTCAGGAACACCCTCAAAATAATCATAAAGATAAGTAATATTACATTGATCAAATCCATACTTATGTACAGAAATATAACTCCCATAAAGATCAGCCTCAAGATAAACATAATCTTCTGAAATAGGATAATAAATATCATCACCAATACAAAAAGGAAGTCCTTGCCTCATTAAATCCATAAAAGTTCTCATGAAACTAAACTATCACAAAATGTATTTATGTGTCAACAGATTAAAACCAAGGCTAAATTTACGTTCTAGTAATATCAACTACTTAGGCGTTATGAAAGATATATTTAAGATGTTGTTATTGTTAGTAAAGTGGGATTGAGTAGGCTCAAAATAAAGGCTTGACAACAAATAAACATATGATAGTATCTATATATGGGGTTAAGTACTTGTATATACCTAATCCACTATACTAACATCAAGTAACTAATACAGGAGATAAATAATGTCCAAGTTTACAGAAATGCTTCAGAAAAAGAAAGCCCCGCAAAAAGTAGAGGCTACGGTTGAGTCCCTCCAAGCCGATTATAATAATACCTGTGCCCAACTAGGACAGGATGTGGTTCGCATTGAAGACCTTATGAATGCTACAGATACTTTGAGAAAGAATGTTGAAGACCATAAAACTAAGATCTTTGCCATTCTTAAAGAAATGCCGGCTGCCCGTGAAAAAGCCACTAAGAAAGCCGCTGAAGCCAAAAAGGATCAGGACGATGCTAAAGAAACTGATTAGTTTTTTCCCTACAAAGATGCCTATTGGAGTTGATGAGTTTAATGCATGGGCAGCAGATGTAATAATGTTGTCCAATACGCCAGACAATAGTTCCACTAGGTTTAGTCTTTGTGTGATGATTATGCACCGGCCAGCTACAGAATGGCGTAAATCCAAAAGGTTTTATGCTAAACAGCTTTATAAGGCTGCTGTGAATGAGGTGGCGCATAGTATGGCACAAGGGTATAAAGAGGCTCAGCGGTTATCTGCTGTAAGTGATATAAATGACCAAACAAAAATCATTGAAGCAGTTAAAAGCCAAGTGGTATAAGAAGCTTAGGGCAAGCGGGTTTGTTGATCAAGAGGATCAATATGAACGCCTAAAGACGTATTCTAAAGTGCCTGAGATAAATGAGGAGAAAGAAACCTATTATCAGAAAGCCGGGCAGTTTCTTTATGATTACGACTTTGAATACAAAGCCCATAATAGGATTTGGGCGCTCCACTGCGAGGGTCTAGGCAGAAATAAGATCTGTAAGAAACTAAGAAAAGGACTCACCCCAGCTAAAGTAAGATTTATCTTAGAGAAGCTAGGAAGAGAGTTTGCATTATATAGGTATGTAAGTGACCCCAGTGATTAGAGACATTAAGCCAGAGGATCATGCATTTATATACGCTACATGGCTTAGGCAGCTTTGGTTTTCAAAGGACAACAACACCCTACTTCCAAAGGATACATTTATGCGGGTACAGCATAAACGTATTGAGGATAAGTTAAGTAAGGGAGGAAAGATAGTGTGTCCTCCTGATGATACCAATCTCATTTATGGGTATACCGTAGATGGGTATACGTATATAAAGAAGGCATTTAGAAATATAGGGTTAGAAGAAATATTAAAGGAGAGCCAGTGAAGGTTGTAAGTTTCCATATGTCAGAGGGTATCTTTGTTCCTGAAGTTGGGATGATTAAAGATAGCGTTACATCTAAGTTCTATCCAGGATTTGTAGCCACTGTTGATGCTAGCGGAATGTTTCTTACTTGCTTGTACAAAGGGAAGACCTTTCTTATTCCTACAGTAAGGTGTGAGGTTATTGTAGTTGAACCCCCCAATAAGGTTAAGTTCAGCGATGTTTAATTATCTTAAAGATTGCTGGCAGCTTTGGAAGCTTTCTAGGGCTATTGAAAAGGAACTAGAACACTCCGGTATACCCCCACTACACCGACTGCCAAAGCAAGAGAGAGCAGCTCATGATATTTATAAACTAGGAAGTTGCACTTGCTATACGAATGATAAAGAGCATATTACTTTCAATAGAATATCCCGTTCGCAGAGTTCAGATAAGATTCGCAAAGAGCGAATTGCTAAGGCACAAGAAGAATGGCTTCATAAATCATGAATAGTAAACCTGTCGGCAAGATAAGAAAGAATAAAGGAGCTACAGCAGCTACTATGACTAAAGAGGGTGTAGTGGCTTTAGCTGAAAACTTTTATAAGATGTCTGAGATAGCGGCTTACTTCAGAGTGTCTGACACCTACATCCACAATCACTATGGAAAAGAGATAGCTCTCGCCCACTCCAGAGCAAAGGGCAGACTTAGAGAGATTCAGTGGAATGCAGCTAAACGCGGTGATGTTAAGATGATTATTCATATGGCTAAACACCATTTAGATGAGCATGATCAGACTAAATTGCAATTACAAGCTTTAAGTAATGAACAGTTAGCTGTATTGGTAGAGCAACGCTTAGAGGAAGAAAAGACTAAGCTAGCTATAGCAGCTACAGTGATACCAGCGGAGACTATCGATCCTCCGAGTTCAGAGCCGGAAGGCGATCTGGAGCAATTGACAGTTCCAGAAGACCACGATGATCAATAGGGTCCTGACGTAGGTGCCGCATAGACGGCTAAGCCCCTTGTGAACGCTACTCTAGAGTGCCCTGGGTGCCTACAAACAGTTTAATTAAGTATAATTAAAGTATGAAAGATAAAGAACTAATTCTAAAGCAACTTGTTAAAATGAACGATGTAGATTTAGCTAAACTACTACGTCCTATGCTTAATAGATTTAGTGCAGTAGAAAGAGGAAAGTTATCTGCTTCCACTCTTCCCTCTTCTTTCCTTCCCCCAAGTATTACTCTTGATAATTTGATATTTATCCTTTTAGTTCTTTGTGATCGTATACAGAAGCTAGAGAAAGATACCGATGAACAATGATGATCTTCTTAAGAAGTTTGTAGCTTCTTATGCTCCCAAGAATCTTGATTTATCCAAGACTTGCTTTAAAGAGCAACTTACCTTCATTCAAGATCCTTCCCCCTTTATTACAGCCATATGCTCCAGGAGAGCGGGTAAGTCTACAGCGTGCGCCGCCGATCTCCTTTACACAGCACAAACGAACCCCGGAACCGTTTCACTTTACCTAACCCTCACTCGTGGACAGGCTAAGAGAAATATATGGCCAGTGTTTAAGACATTCATTAAAGAACACAATCTTTCCGCTGAGATGAATGAGTCCGAATTATCAATCAAACTCCCTAATGGGTCTATTATCTTTTGTTCTGGAGCTAAGGATACAAGAGAAGTAGAGAAGTTCTTGGGATTTCCAATAAAAAAGGTGTATATCGATGAAGCACAATCATTTCGAAGTTATCTTTTGGATCTTATTGATCGGGTCCTCGCTCCTGCCCTTCTTGATCACGCTGGTGTTATCCGCCTTATTGGTACTCCGGGGTGCGTTCCGGTGGGCCCGTTTTGGGAACTATCCCAGAATCCTGCATGGAAACACCATCATTGGACATTCTTCCAAAACCCATACATCTCTAAAAAATCTGGACAGACACACCAGGCACTCCTCCAGAGAGAATTGGATAGACGAGGCATAACTACACAAGATCCTTCTATTAGAAGAGACTACTTTGGTGAGTGGATTACCGATGAAAATAGTCTTGTTCTTAAATACAACCCAAAGGTCAACCATTATGACACCCTTCCTCAAGGCAAGTATACTTATATCCTCGGCGTTGATCTTGGCTTCAATGATGCAGACGCCTTGTCTGTTATTGCTTGGAGTGAGTCTTCTCCTGTTACTTACTTGGTTCACGAAGTAGTTAAGCGTAAGCAAACTATCTCAGACCTCATAAAAGAGATAGAAACCGTCCAGAAACGCTTCGATATCAGTAAAATGATGATAGACACCGGGGGACTGGGTAAGAAGATAGCTGAGAGCCTTTTAAGCCGCTTCCAGGTGCCTTTAATAGCGGCTGACAAAGTGAGAAAGATGGAAAACCTAGAGCTATTGAATGACGCTATGCGTACGGGTAGGTTCAAAGCAAAGCAAAATAGTGTATTTGCAGAGGATTGTTATAAAGTGGAATGGGATAGGGATAAGACCACGCCAGATAAGAAAGTAATAAGTGACCGATTTCATTCGGATATCATCGACGCTGTATTATATTCCTTTAAAGAATCACCAGCTTATGCCTACCAGCCTCCTATTACTCAGCCTAAATATGGGAGTAAGGAGTGGGCTAAAAAGGAAGAAGATAATATGTTTGAATCAGAGATGGAAAAGGCTAAAGAGCAATCTGAATCAAATCAAGTATTTAGTGATAGCTTATTCGGTGCAAAGAAATGGTAGATTTATTTAAAATTCATGCATTTTAGCCCAATTATCCCTCCAATATGCCTTTAATCAAGTCAAAATCCCCCCAAGCCTTTAAAAAGAATCTGGAGACCGAAATGTCCGCTGGTAAACCCCAAAAACAAGCCCTTGCAATCGCCTATTCAATGAAGAAACGACAGAAGTTGGCCCGAGGGGGAGTTGCTATGCAATGTCCCGCTTGTTGTTTGGAAGATGTAGAGCATGGTGGTAGATGCGACGTCCACTCAGATAACCGTATGGCTTCTGGTGGTGAAGTGGGGCAAATGAATCAGATGGAAAAAGATGGGGATATGGAACAAAAGCCTAATAGGGCAGCCGAATCCAATTTAGACAATGAAGGCTATCAACATGATCTAGAGCCTCATGGTGATGCAGAATATGACACTTTCCGTATGCGTAATCAAGAAGCAGAGACCTCTGGAATGACTTCCGGGTCTCCTACTCTAGACAAAGCTGTTGGAGAAACCTACCCCAATCCAATGAGTATTGCCGAACATATTATGAAGAAGCGTAAGGATAGTGGATCCGAAGTTGCCAAGCACTATGCTTCAGGCGGCTATGTAGATAGTTCCGAGGACGATCTTAAGAGCGAGCACGACTACAGTATGTTGCCTGCTGGTAAGGATGCTCAGACTATTCCTGGTGAAGAGCATGATTCAGACATGCCCGATGATGCTCAGCAAGAATCTCTTGTAGGACAGCTTATTAAGAAACGTCGCCAACTTAAGAAATAACATACGTAAAGTTAAGGAGACTTCTTTGCTTATGGATATTAAAGAACTAGATAAGTTAGCTCAATTATGCCGTAAACGCGGCATATTGAAGCTAAAGACAGCAGACATAGAGCTTGAACTGTCTGAATTTGCTCCCCAATCTACTCGCCAAACATCGGCAAAAACATCGGCAATAGACGATAGCGGAGAAAAGGCTTGGGATGAGCTATCTGATGAGGAAAAGCTCTTCTATAGCAGCACCACAGGAACCATTCAAGAGTAATGAAAATCTCTAAGAAATCCATGCCAGATAGAGTTACTATCGTGGCTAAGACTACCAATAAAGGCACTAAGCCTTCATTTTACCGTTGGTGGGAAGCTAAAGATGATGTAAAGTTAGCTAATGAACTATGCTCTACAGTCCTATACCTTAAAGAAGGGCAAGGCTTCCGTCAAAGACAAGCGGCGATATTCGCGAGACTTTATGGAAATCAAAGCCTTTTTGGATTCGTTGGAAGCAATCTCTCCAAAATGGATCAATACGCGGGACTTCCCCCGGACCGCCCGACGTTTAATATTATATCCTCAGTCACTGATACACTTGTATCTAAACTCACACAGTCGCGTCCATCTCCAGTCTTCCTTACTAATAACGGAGATTACAAGGAGCGGAACCTTGCTAAGCAACTTAATAATTTCATCAACGGAGAGTTTTATCGTACCAAAGCTTACGATGTAATGGAGTATGTGTTAAGGGACGCCCTCGTAGAAGGCACTGGTTGCTTAAAGGTTTATGAGAATGATAAGAAAGAAGTTGCAATTGAGCGTGTCTTCCTTACTGAGCTATTCGTGGACCTATCTGAATCGTATATGGGAGATCCTCGCTCCCTTTATCAAGTAAAGCTTATAGACAGAGAAGTGCTGGAAACTTCGTTCCCAAAGGTCTCTAAAAAGATCATTCTAGAAGCCGAAGCATCCACCTTAGATAATAGTGCCGAATCCTCTAAAACCATCTCTGATCTTGTTCTAGTAGTTGAGGGATGGCATTTGCCTTCCGGACCTGGCTCAGGGGACGGGCGCCACACTATAGCTTGTTCCACGGGGGTTATACTTGACGAAGAGTATACCAAAGACACCTTTCCATTTATATTCCTGCACCATAAGAAGCGTACTTTTGGCTTTTGGAGCCAAGGCGTAGCTGAGACCCTTATGGGCACGCAGATTGAGATTAATAGCCTTCTAAACACCATTAGCCGCGCTATTAAGCTTGTAGGGGTGCCTAGGGTATTCATTGAAGATGGTAGTAAAGTGGTTAAAGCTCACCAAAACAATGAGGTAGGCGTTATTGTGACGTATAGGGGCACCAAACCGTCATATGAAGTGGCTCCTTGCGTTCCTCAAGAGATGTATGCAGAAAGAGACAGGCTAATTCAATATGGATATAGACAAGAAGGTCTCTCTGAAATGGCAGCCAACAGCGAAAAGCCTGCTGGACTCGACAGCGGAGAAGCCATCAGAACTTACGATGATATCAATACTGATCGCTTCGCTGCTCTTAGCCGACGCTATGATAATGTATTTATTGACTTAGCTTATCAAATAACGGATAAAGCTAGAGATATTGCTAAGAGAGATGGTAAATATAGCACCGTATTCCCAGATAAGACTGGATCTAAAGAGGTTGATCTTCCAAAAGCCTCTTTATTAAATGATTCTTATGTTATCCAGTGCTTTAATGAATCCAGCCTTCCAAAGAATCCAGCCGGACGCCAGCAAGCTATTGTAGAGCGTGTGCAAGCAGGTATCCTCTCCATCAAAGAGGGTAGACGCCTTATGGACTATCCAGACTTAGCGCAGATTGAGACGCTCGCCAATGCTTCTGAAGAGCGTATATTCATGATTCTTGATGAAATTGTAGAGAAGGGGAAGTATACAGAGCCAGACCCTTTTATGGATCTGGCCCTTGCGGAGCAACTTGTTGTGCAATACTACAACCTATATAGCTGCCGTAAGCTTGAAGAATCTAAATGTCAAATGCTTAGAGACTTCTTTAGTCAGATACAGCTTCTGAAGCAAGCGGGCACCCCGCCTGTACAGCCGCAGCCAATGGCTCCTTCGGCAGAGCCTCAGATGCCACAGGCGCCGACTCAAGCAATTTAATTTCATTTTCTATTTGTTCAAGTATAAAAGTTAATTTTGAAATAAGATTTATTTTTCTTTCTTTTTCCGCTTTAAGTTGATCTAATTCAGAAAATTCAGTACCTGTAGCAGAGTATCTACTTAATGGTGATTGTCCAGTAGTAGTTCCTGTTTTTTTAATTGCTCCAATATGAGCTAAATAAGATCTAACATCATATAATGTTTTAATATGATTAAATTTTCCAATATATTCAGGGTACTTATTTTTATGTAAAACTACTAATTCTATAATATCTATATTTGGATATTGAGTAATAATGTCTAAAACTTCCTTTTTAGTTTTATTAGGAGTATTTCTCATAAATTTTCTTTTAGTCATATTAATTTCCTTTACTTAATGAGTATTATTATGTTGAATGAACCAAAGTAACAATACAATACTTATAGCTAGTCCCATTCCAATTAGATTAAACATCAAAACACCTCTTTCCATTTATTCTCTGCTTTAGTCAATTCCATTGTCTGTTTAATAAGACGTTTCTTATTCTTTTTAGACAATATAGTGAAGTGCCAAGAAGCCATGTTCATTGTTATCCACGCCCCTGTAGGGGTAAAGGTAACTGCATAGGCTTTAAGGCCGCCAAAGATATCATATAGACTAATACATAATTTCATTTATTAATCCTTTGTCTAGGTACAATTTTGCATCCAAGTGCAATAATACTCATGTATTCTGATAAATTAGTAATATTGTTCTCTTTTGCATCTATATTCTTTAATTTAAATATAGTTTCTTTACCAAATCTAGAGTAAAGTTTACATCCAATTGAGATATTCTGAGGAGTGATTGTTACAGCATATCCTGCCCAAAGGATACAAAATAAATGTGATTGTTTTAAGACTTTAGCATCACCAGACACCTGAGCATCACCATACACCTGAGCATCACCAAACACCCAAGCATCACCATACACCTGAGCATCACCATACACCAGAGCATCACCAAACACCCAAGCATTACCAAACACCCAAGCATTACCAAACACCCGAGCATCACAATAAACCTGAGAATCAC